CACATAGAATATGTGACGACATTCTTAGATATGGAAAATTAAGAAAAGAGGAACAAGCTCTTACTGGAGACTTAAACTTAAATAGAGATTTAACAAAAAATCCTATAACAAAGGACGAACTTAAAACTATAAAGAAGAAGAGAGATTCCAATGTTGTATGGATGAGTGAGCAATGGATTTATAACGAACTTCTTCCCTATGTTCATAGAGCTAATGAAAATGCAGGTTGGAACTTTGAATGGGATCAAAGTGAACACTGTCAATTTACAAAATATGGAAAAGGTCAATATTATGGTTGGCACACTGATAGTTCGGAAAAACCATACGAGGGAAAAGGCCTACCTATGGGAAAAATTAGAAAATTAACAATAGTACTTCATTTATCAGATCCAAGTGAATATGAAGGCGGAGGACTAGAATTTGATTTTAGAAACCGGGACCCAGATAAAGAACCAAACATTAGAAAGTGTAAAGAAATAGCACCCAAAGGTTCCTTGGTGGTATTTCCTTCATTTATGTGGCATAGAGTATGTCCTGTAACAAGTGGCACAAGATATTCTTTAGTTATATGGAACTTAGGACAACCTTTTAAATAAATGATAAAAAGTTTTGATTTAGCAGTTAAACCAAATGAGAATTTTGTTAGAGCATATAAAAATGTTTTATCTAAAGATTTTTGTGCACACCTTATTGATAAATTTGAAAAGGTTAAAGAGGAGTATGTGGATGACAGAGGTAGAGTTACACATGATATATTCTTGCAAGAACATCGCAATCAATTTCAAGAAGAACTTTCTACTATAATAAAAGCACAACAAAAAGCATATGACAAATATGTTGAAGAATTTCCAATTTTAACTCATTCACCATATCATAAAGCTAAATTTTGGAAGTTGAGAAGAGTTGAAATTGGAGAACATTATAGTAGTAGAGACTGGCATTATGAGGCACAAAAGAATTTTATAGGAGATCAAGGTCGTATATTAGCATCTGTATTTTATCTCAATGATGTTAGAGATGGCGGTGAAACAGAATTGCCGTATCAGGACATAAAAGTTAAACCAGAAGTAGGAAAAGTAGTATTTTTTCCAGCTGGTTATACTCATACTCATGGGGGAGCACCACCAATAAGTAATCTTAAATATATTATTGTATCATTTTTTTTCTTTGAACTAGAGGGAGGAACCTAATGAAATTTAAATATCCGGACTTTACCGTTGTACGCAAAGCAATATCAAAAGACCTTTGTTTTTTTCTCAATAATTATTTTTCAATGAAAAAACAAGTTGCAAAGACTTTGTTTGATACTAAATCTATATCACCATTTACTAATTATTTTGGTGTATGGACCGATACTCAAATTCCTAATACCTACGCTCACTATGCAGATATTGCTATGGAAACTTTATTATTAAAACTTCAACCATTAATGGAAAAAGAAACAGGTTTAAAACTAACTCCTACCTATTCTTATGCTCGTAATTATAAAAAAGGAGACATTCTTCATCGCCATAAGGATCGTTTTGCTTGTGAAGTTTCTACTACGGTGTGTTTAGGAGGAGATCCTTGGGACATTTATTTAGAACCAGACCCTAAAAAAGGAAGGATAGTTCCAGGTAAAGGTTATGTACCAGGCACCACAAAAGGAATTAAAGTCACCCTTAAGCCAGGTGATATGCTCATTTTTTCAGGATCTGTCTTAGAACATTGGCGAGAAGAACTTAAAGGTGAAGAATGCTCTCAAGTTTTTCTTCACTATAACATTAAAAATAAAAAATCAATATTGTTTGATGGGAGACCTCATTTAGGTCTACCTGATTTTTTTTGTAAAAGAAATTAAAAATGGCTAATCATCCTCCTTATTGGTTGTGGAAAAATGTTTTAAGTTTGAAAGAAATAAAACGTTTAAACAAGTTAATAATGTCAAATTATTCTCACGAAGAAGAAAAAAACCAACAGGCACGCCATCCCGATGGTCGACCAAAGAAAAACGTAAAAACTTATGTAATTCCTTATAGACAATTAAAAGAATATATTTCTAAATTAGTAGACAAAGCTTATGATGCAAACCTTAGAGCATACAATTTTGATTTATGGCCTTATGGAGACGAAGACAATTGTTTATATAATATATATTCAGGAGATGAAAAAGCAGGTTATGATTGGCATGTAGATATGGATAACAACCCTTATGTAGATATTAAACTTACGTTAAACATAAATCTTTCTGAAAAACCATTTGAAGGAGGAGACTTGATCTTACAAATGACTAATGATATTAAAGTACCTGAGTGGAAAGAAAGAGGTTCCATGATTTTTTTTAAACCACATTCAAGACATAAGGTAACCCCTGTGACTAAAGGTGAAAGAAGAAATTTAATTTTATTTATAAAAGGACCTAATTTTAAATAAATGAAAAAAGAATTTACATATAATTTTTACTATACTGGACCTTTATTATTTCAATCTTCTTTAATGAAAGAAGATTTAAAAGTTTTTTTAAGTTTATGTGAAACAGATGAAAAAGAAAAATGGAATAAAAATCTAGCTGGATTAATTAAAAAAGAATATTTAATAAAAGATAAAAAAAAATTAGAGAAACTTTTAAAACCATATTTAATCTTATATAAACACGCCTATAAACACTGGTATAAAGAGCCCTGCAATGATCTGGCTCTAGATACTGCTTGGGTAAATTACATGAAGGCTGGTGAATCAAATCCAATTCATACCCATACTCTCTGTGAGTTTTCTGCTGTTTTTTATTTAAAAATGCCCAAAGGTTTAAAAAAAGAAAGAGATGATTTTGAAACAAGTGGAGCCAAACCTGGTGATATAAACTTTTTCATAAATGCTCAAACCAGTAAACATTTTATTAATATGAAGACATTTACACCCGAAGTAGGTGATTTCTTTATCTTTCCATCTGGGCTAGCTCATTTTGTAAATAGTTTTAAAAGCAAGGGCGAAAGAATTAGTGTAGCTGTTAATTTCAATATTTCTTAACCGTTGTATATGGTGTAAATATAGTATATCCTAAAATAAATTAGGATTTTTATGCTGCAAAAGATAGGTTTTTTACCAGGATTTAATAAACAAATTACCCCTACAGGAGCTGAAGCACAATGGACAGGAGGCGAGAATGTTCGCTTTAGATATGGCACACCTGAAAAAATAGGAGGATGGGCCCAGTTAGGAGATAAAGCTTTAACTGGATCAGCTCGGGCTCTTCATCAAATGGTTAACAAAGAAGGTATTAAATATGCCATCATTGGAACCAATCGAATTTTATATGCATATTCTGGCGGGGTGTATTATGACATTCACCCAATTAAAACTGACTTCGGAGCCTTAACCGACAAACTAGCTTCTACTAGTGGGTCTGCTATTCTTACAATTACCTTATCCTCTACCGCAGGAATGACAGCAGGAGATATTTTATTTCTTGAAAGTGTTACCGTTCCTACAGGGTCTGGTTATTCTGCTTCTGATTTTGATAATAAAAGTTTTATGATAACTGAAGTAGTAGACGCTACCTCGGTTACTATTACAATGGGATCTACTGCAAGCGCAACCGCTACTGATGGAGATCTTTCTGTTAAATTTTACTATCCAGTAGGCCCAGCTGAACAGGTTGGAGTTTATGGATGGGGTATATCCCAGTTTGGTGGTAGCGTAACCAATCCTCAAACAACAACTTTAGATGGAGCCTTAGGAGACAATGTTTATGGAACTGGAGGATCAGGAACAAGCATTACTTTAGATTCAGTTACAGGATTTCCAACAACAGGAACAAATTATATTCAAGTCGGCACAGAAGAGATTTCTTATACAGGAGTTTCAGGAAGCGATCTAACAGGAATAAGTAGAGCTGCTCGAGGAACAACAAGAGCTGCTCACTCTGATGGAGCAACGGTTACTAATTACAGTGACTATGCTGCATGGGGTCAAGCTGCGGCTACAACTGATAAAGTTGCTGAACCAGGATTATGGTCGTTGGACAATTTAGGATCTACACTTATAGCTTTAATTTTTAATGGAGCTGTCTTTGAATGGGATTCAGACTTAACCAATGCTACAACTACAAGAGCGACAATTATTTCTGGTGCACCAACAGCATCTAGAGATATGTTAGTCTCGACTCCTGATCGTCACTTAGTTTTATTTGGAACTGAAACCACGATTGGAGACACAAGTACTCAAGATGATATGTTTTTAAGATTCTCTTCTCAAGAGGATATAACTGACTGGGCACCTACTGCAATCAATAGCGCTGGCACACAAAGACTGGCTGCCGGCTCACGGATCATGGGATCTAAACTAGGAAGAAATGCACTTTATGTATGGACGGATACCTCATTATTCACCATGCGTTTTGTAGGTCAACCTTTTACTTTCGCCTATGAACAAGTAGGAACCAACTGTGGTTTGATAGGAAAGAATGCAGCTGTTGAAGTAGATGGTGCTGCGTACTGGATGTCTGATAATGGTTTCTTTAGATTTACCGGTAAACTAGAATCGATGGATTGCCTAGTAGAAGACTATGTTTACGATGATCTCAATACAACTTCAAATCAATTTATTTATTGTGGAATTAATAACTTGTTTGGAGAGGTAATGTGGTTTTATCCAACCTCTGATTCTAACGTGGTTAATAGATGTGTCATTTATAGTTATTTAGATTCAACCCCATCTAGACCTATTTGGTTTACAAACGCTAGTTCAATTTTTCCAAGAAGTACTTGGATAGATTCAGCTATCTTTGGTTTACCTCATGCTACATCATATGATGCAGGGACCGATACCTGTGATACTGTAGGAAATACAGATGGAATTTCAACTTACTATGAACATGAAACAGGAGTGAATTATGTTAAGGGTGGAACTACCTATGCTGTTCCAGCCAATATTTTGTCTGGAGATTTTGATATTACTCAGGACCAAAAACAAGGAATTACTTTTAGAGGAGATGGAGAATTTATAATGAGAGTGAGTAGATTTTTACCCGATTTCATAACTCAAGCTGGAAATACAATAGTTGAATTAGATTTAAGAAATTTTCCTAATCAAACCGCAGCGAGTTCTACCCTAGGACCTTTTACTATTACTTCAGCCACTAACTATCAATCGTGCAGGGCACGAGGCAGATCGGTTGCAGTAAAAATATCCAACACTGCAATAGATTCTAATTGGAAACTGGGAACTTTTAGGTTAGATGTACATGCAGGAGGAAGAAGGTAATGGCTAAGATAGTACAATCATTAACTAGAGCAAGCAATGAATATGAAGTAGACGTGGCACAATCTTTAGTAAGAGATTTAGATGCTGTTCTGGAGAAATTAAACACTACCTTTCAAGAAGAATTAAAACAGGAGATAGAAGCTAGAAGCTTCTTTATGGAATAATGGCAGTAGTAAACCAATACGACTTTGTAGGAATAGATAATGATACTACCGATGCGGAACTTAATCCGTTTGGTGCAGGTAATCCTTTAGTTAGTGAAACCTATGTTATTAAATCTATACTCGTTACTTCTGCGGGAACACCCAGTGTAACCGTTACTAATAATGCTTTTACAGCTATTAAAACAGCAGCTTTAACGGCAAACACTACAGTGGAATTATTAACCCAACCGTTAATAGTAGTAGGGGGTACAACCCTTACAATTAAAGCAGGTAGCGCAGACTCATTTGATTTTGGTGTCAGCTATCTAAACATTAAAAAAGAGGTAACAACATAATGCAAGTACTAGAACCCAAAGAAGTAATAACAACTATTTCTAACAAGAAAACTGGGGAGAAATATAAGGATGAAGCAGCTTTGAAAGCGGCTAATATCCCAGAGGAGGATGTGCGAAGAGATGTTAGAGTAATCATGCCACCCCTTGATTTGTTTGCAAAAACAAAGTAGTATAATAAACTCAGGAGAAATACCTGCTCTTTAACCTTAAACACACGGATATATATGGCTATAACAGATATTAATATTTCAGAACAATTACAGACAGACGCTCCTTCTATTAAATATACAGGGAACGAAGGTCCTCAAGCTTCTCCACAGCATCAACAAGAACAAATGATTGCTAGACAGATATGGGACGCTTTAGGTCCTGAACAACAGGGCCAGTTTCAAAGCTTTGAACAATTTTTTCAAAGCGGTGTTTGGAAACAAATCCTCCAGCAAATGCAAGCTGACGAAGGACAAGGACCAGAACAACAACAAGGAATCGGGAGCCTTGGACCAGAACCCATGCAACAACAGATGCCTATGCCTAATAGAATGGGTGCACAGTATGGTGGAGGAATAGGAATCGAGACTTTAAGAGGAAGAAGATAATGCCTTTCAAATCAGAAAAGCAAAGAAGATACCTATGGGCTAACGAACCAGAAATCGCAAGAGACTGGGCGGATACCTATGGAAGTAGAATTAAGAAAGATGATGGTGGGATCGCGAGACTGGGATTTCAGCAGGGTTTAGGAGCATCTTTACATGGAGAAGGAACACAAGTAGGTGGCGATTCAACAGGAAAAAGTGGAGAAGGTCAAGAAACTGATAGAGAAAAAGCAATAAGAACTGCAGCTACAACAAAAACATCAATTGATCCAAATCGCGACGATAGACCAATAATTACTCAAAAAGAACAAAAAAGACAAGTTAAGGAAAGAAAAAAAGAAGCTAAGAAAAAAGCTTCTGCTACCCGTCACATAAAATATCAACAAGACTTAAAATTAAATTCATTAATTAGTCAATTAAGGAGAAAAGGATTTAAACAGTTTAAGAAAGGTACAACTACAATACAAGATATACAGGATTTCATGGATAGAGGTATGGTTTCTGATATGGATATGGAACCTACCTTAACAGCAAGATGGCAAGATTTAACAGATAAAAAAGGAAACCCTTTATATGATGCTGAAACAATAAAAAACTGGGAGAGCACTGGTTATGTACCTTCCTACCCAGGTACAACAGGATCATCAATGCTAGATACTGTTTCTGGTTTCATGGGGACTCCAGACTTAACTCAAAATCAAATACAAAGTTATCTAGATACAATTTCTGATATAGGAGCATCGGGAGATATGTCTTTTCAGGAAAGAATGAAAAAATTTGAACCAAACAGATATGCACAACAGCAAGGAAATATAACTTGGAATCCTGTTCAAGGAAGATTTGACCGTATACCTGGTGAAGGAGGCATAGATCCTCATGTTTTTAGAAATAGAGGATTACCTCAAGGTGGAGGCGGCGGAGGTGGAGCTACAGCAGCGACTACGACTACTCCTTCAGCATTTCAAGAATCACTTACCACTGGTGTAAATAATCCTTTTGATTATTACGTGGGGGAAGATCCAACAGCAGCAAATTTAGCATGGGGAGAAAAGTTTGGAGTAG